GAGAATGCGGCGGCGATCGCGAGCGAGTCGAAGGCGAGAACGGATGCGGACAGCGCGCTGAGCCAGCGTATCGACGTGGTGAAAGCCGGCACGGATGATAACGCGTCGGCGATCACCGAGCTGAGACAGGCGCAGAGCGACGCGGAAGGTTCGAATGCCAGTCTGCAGCAGTCACTGGAGGCGACGGCCAAGGCGAATATCGAAACGGCGCTGAAGCAGGCCGGCGACCAGCAGGAGCAGGTAGCGGTTAATGCGAAGTTGACGACATCGCAGACGGTGCTGGCCGACCAGCAGCAAGCGCAGGCGAAGCAGCTGATACAGCTGGATGCACAGTTCGGCGAGAACGCGGCGCAATTACAACAGGAGATCAGCACACGGGCAACGGCGGATGAGGCGCTGGCCACGCGGCTGGATACGCTGAATGCGTCAGTGGGCGACAATCAGGCGAAAGTGACGCAGCAGCTGCAGGCGCTGGCCGATACGGATTCGGCACAGGCGAAGCAGATCAGCGGTCTGGAAACCAAGACGGGCGAGAATGCGGCGGCGATCGCGAGCGAGTCGAAGACGCGAACAGATGCGGATAGCGCCCTGGGTCAGCGCATTGATACTGTTTCGGCAAAAACCGAACAAGCTGAAGCGAGCATCACCGAGCTGAAAAAGACGGTGGCGGATGCTGAGTCGGCAATGAGCCAGCAAACATCGTCAATCAGCGCGAGCACGCAGTTGAATGGCGAATCCGCGATACAGAACGCACTGAAGCAAGATGCTGCAGAACGTGAGGGCCTGAAGGTTACGGCCAGTATCACTCGCACGCAGGAAGTGCTGGCTGATCAGCAAGGCGCGCTGGCCAAGGAGCAGACGACGCTTACGTCTCAGGTTGGCGAAAACACGGCGCAGCTGCAGAAGACCGCCCAGACCGTTGTTGATGTTAATGGCGGCGTAAGCGTCAAATACGCCATCAAAATGGGGGTGAACTGGAACGGGACCTATTACGGTGCCGGGATGTACCTCGGCGCAGAATCAACACCACAGGGCGTTATATCTCAGGTGTTGTTCGATTGTGATCGGTTTGCGCTGGTAAACGTCATCGACGGAAAAATAACAACGCCGTTTGTTATCCAGAATAGCCAAATGATTGTAGCGTCGGCGTTCATCGGCGACGGTACTATCACAAACGCTAAAATTGGTGAGGTCATTCAGTCAAATAACTTTGTTCAAGGCATGCAGGGTTGGCGGATAACAAAGTCCGGCGGCTTCGAAATGTATTCATCCCGTGAAGGGTATAGGAGTTCGCTAGGTGGAGACGGGTATAAACTTATCGCGCCGAATGGCGTTGCAATTATTGAGCTTGGCTTTTTTGATTAGTTTAACGGGGTGCGCCAGTTGGTGCACCTCAGATAAGCCGAGAATAATTTTTAATGGTATTAATGTATGTCAAATCGGGGATTGAGGATAAAAAACCCGGATGGGACCAGCTTTTTATTCAACGAGAACACATCGCCAGCGTTCATCGTTTGGAGTGGTAACGTTGACAGGGACTCTCCGGGGTTTGAGAAGTTAGGCGGGCGATATTACTGGCGATGCCCAAATAAAATACCTGATGGGTACAACTATATCATAGTCGGCGAGAACATGGCCGGAATTGGCTATAAGATAGAAAATAGTCAATGGACTCCAACCGGAGGTGTTTGGGAGAGTAATTGGTCGGTTAATGATGGGTACATATCACTAAGCGACACAATTATGAAAGAATATATAGTTATAGTCGCATGGCCGAGTTCAAGCACAGGCAAATACGGGATAAGAGTTTTAGGGAACTCTATATTTACGTCAATATCAGATATGACACACGCATCATATGTTATTTATAAAGGAGAGACGGTAATTGAAGGGGACTGGCGCCCATCAGTTTTGAACCCGTCATTCACCATGAATAACTGTCTGTGCTTCTTTTACTCAGAAAGCCCTGACGCAACGATACGATTGTGGAATTCATTTGATGACAGGGATAAGTACCCATTTACGGATCAGATTGCCGACTATGTATATCGTGCCATAGATAAATGGGGGAACAGAACCTCACTGCGATGTAAGGTTGTTGTTTTTGGTAACAAAGATTTAAATGCAACAACGGCCGCTCAGCGTTATGGGTTTAGGATTAGAAACTTATCAGGGAAGATAACGTTCTCTAATTCAGAGGGAGTGTTAGTAAATCCAAAGCCTATAACGATAAATGATAAAGGCGTTGACTCACCTTTTGAAATCCCCGGAGTCAGGAGGCCAATGTATTTGGCTGCAATGATTGGGCAGGGGTTTAATAACCAAACGCAGTATAAGTACGGATTAAAATCGTATGGTTCATACGTTCAGGTGGGTGTGACTGAATCAAAATATCAGGAAGCCTCTCACGGTAGTCGGATTGATTATGTGACTCAAAAACCGTTTCTGTTCCTCGATGCTGCTGACTACTTCAATTTCTAGGTAAAAACCATGTCGATGTATGAAATAGGCACTATCACTGGTGCGGCTGGCGCGCGTGTAATAAATGGCTCTGGCACGCAATGGGCGAATAATCTCTACGGGGTATCTGTCGGCTCAGTATTGATGATCTACGGTGCTGGCACGGTAGATGCGTATCAAATCACAAAAGTTGTGAGCAACACGCAAGTGGAAGTTTCCAGGGCGCTTGCGAAGGCATACAGCAATGTAAGCTACGGGATAATCACATCGGAGACAGCCAGCACAGCATCGTTCTCTAACCAGCTGATAGAGACGATGGACTACTACAGGCGTAACGTGCTCTCATGGCAAAAGATTGTCACCGAGACTGGTGACGTGACAATCACCGCGCCGGATAACACGACAGTGACGGTACCGTCAATGAAGGGCATCAGAGCTGATTTAGATAAAAAAGCTAACACGGCTGATCTGGGAAATTCATCAAAGCTTGATATTGGTTCTAAAGCAGGCACTGTTGCTTCTGGCAATGACGATAGATTGAATACAGTGGGTGGAAAATCTGGCGGTCAATTGACAGGTGGATTAGGGGTACTAAATGGGGTGAACAATGTTAATTTATCATCTCAGGGGACATATTTGTTATGGAATGAACAACCGGGCACTGGAGTAAGCTCAATAGTAAATAACCCCGGTGACGGACTTGGCGGATTCTGGATTAGGCTTTTAAATAAAACAAATAAAGCAGAGAAAACAAGGTTTACGTTTAACCCGGACGGGACAATGATTGCGCCCAGTGGTGTTTACTCTCTAGGCGGGCGCGTTCGTTCATTTACAGGTTTAGGGGCTGGCTATGTTGAGATTATTATTGATGGGGTCGCGAAAGGTATAAATTTCTTTGATTCAGACGAAACAATCAAAGAAAAAATAAATCCGGTAGAACCCGGCGCCGCCTCTGCAGTGATAAGTAAAATTCGGCCGGTTTCATATAAATTTAAAGACACAGCACATAATGGCATGAAAACGATTGGTGCAAAGCATGACTTCGGTGTTATTGCTCAGGAAATTGAGAAGATATTGCCAAATGGAGTTGTGACAATGTCTAATGGAAAGAAGTCTTTAAACCCGCTAGAAATACTCGGATTGCTTCTCACAGCACAAAAAGAACTATTAGATCGACTAGATAATTTGGAAGCAATGTTATCTGAAAACAAAATTAATTAAAAAGGAGTTAGCATGTGGTATACAATAGGCAAGGTTAATGTCACAAAGGGCAGTGTGGTAGTCGTAGGCAGTGGGACTCAATGGTCTCAGGCTAAATATGGTGTAATGCCAGGAATGATTTTTATCGGCCCGGACGGGGTGTTATATGAAATTCAAAGCGTAAATAGCGACAAAGCTATAACACTAACTGCCGGCTACAAAGGGGTAACAGCTAGTGCGCAGGGTTATGCGGTAGTGACAACCTACGAAGGTGACATTACGCAGTTCTCTGCGAGGTTCAGTGCGTTGTTGACGTATTTTCAAGCAAGCAGATCTGACTTAATGAGTTGGCTGACGGGAAGTGGAGAAGTATCCATTTCTAAAGATGATGGTACAAAATTAACAGTGCCGACATTAAATAAAATAAACTCTGACCTACCAAAACTAGTTCAGAGCAGTATAAACACTGAAAGATTTAGAATGCCGGGGACTGGAGCATCTCCAACATGGGTACACTTGGGCACTGTGAATGGTCTAATTCAGACAGGCGATACGCTCAGAATTGAGGTAACAGGCAGCGCAGGCTATAACGGAAGATCAGACCAGAATGGTATAGCAACTATTGTGCTCAGAACTGGTGCCGGGGGCGGTAGTGGTGGTGCTACAATTAATGTTCGTGGCCGAGCTGGTATGACAATTTATCAGCAGTCTGGAATATCACTACCGATTATGGATGCGGCATTTACTGAGGTTGCTGAGAACAGGTACGAAATTTATTTGAAACTAGGTGCATATAATAACAGAAGTTTTTATGTTCTAAGTTTCGAGGATATAGCATCAGCACAACGTTCTTGGACTCATGTTGGTGTTGCTAAAGAACCACCCACGCCGCCAAACGATATGATGTTGACGTTTGTTAAAGTGTGGAACGATTACGCCACGACTGTAGACGCTAATGGATTTATCAAGAAAGCCTCGCCGATAGCCAGGCTTTCAGGTGCGCCGGAAAAGATGTTTGATGACTACCTGGACGGCGGCTTTGCTCTGGCCGGCTATGTCGCCGTTAACGGTGAGGCGACAGGGGTAAGTGCTGAGCGAATCTCCACCGGCGTTTATCAACTGAAAGGTTCGCTGGGGTTGGCAAAGGAGGGCTGGACCATCGAAGTACCGCAGGACGTGAACGGTAACCGCCTGTGCTTTGTCTCAACTAACACCGGCAAGGACGGCACAATCTATGTGAAGGTCAGCAAGCGCCGCTTTGACATTGATACAGCCGCTATTGTGGCTGGTGAACCGATCGATATTCCGGCGGGGCGCTGGATTGATCTACGCCTTGAAATGGCAGAGGTTGAGCTGGTTATTGATCCTGATGATGCGGCTGCAGAAGAACCACCAGCTGAGCCTGAGAGTGAACCCGGTGAGCAAGGGAAAGACTCGATGGTAGAGAAAACGGAAAAGCCATAACAAAAAGGCCGGGTTTCCCCGGCCTTCTCCACATGCTATATTCCCGGCGCGTTGCAACTCCTGTCATTGTCGCAGCGCCGCCCTGCCGGTGGCGTCCGGCAGGGCATCCTTTCCTTATTTCATTTCTAAAACAAATTTCCTAACAATCTCATCCCCGATTTTCTCGATCTGCACTGCCTCACTGGTTTCCTCGCTGATTACTGTTCTGGCCAGCGGGATAAGCGTCTGTAGCTGGGTGTCTGACAGCTTATAGTCAACGTGAATAGCCGCAGAGCGAATGATCTTGACCACCTTGCCCAGCGTATCCAGCGAGGTCTCGATCTCGTTCTTGGCCAGCACCTGTTGCTCTTTTTCATGCTGTTCTAGCAGCGCCTCGATCTTTTTCAGCAGCGCTTCAGGTGCATCTTTCAGGGTGATGGCCACGCCTGTCGGTTTATAGGTGGCAGTGATGCCTGCGCCGAAAGTCCGCACTTTTTTCTCTTTCGATGCGCGTGTCGCGACCGAGGCGTAGATGTAGTTCAGGAGATCCTCCGCCTCGAATTTTTCCCCGGCCCGTTTGCGCGTCGTCAGCGCCGGCACGATCATTTCCATGGCATCAGCGTTATCTTTATAGAACTTGGCAAGCGTTTCGCCAGCGCGGGCGCTCAGGTCATTTGGGCTGTTGAACAGGGCGATCAGGTCATGCGGCAGCTCGGCAGTGGCCACGCAACGGCTGATGATCTTGCGCGAGATGTTTTCGGCCTCGGCCAGCTTGCTGATGTTGCCGTCGAACTCGTTCTGCAGGCGGCGCGCGTAGCGCTTACCGCGTTCGAATGCAGAGGTCGGCTGGTAGTCATTGCCGATTTTTGACAGCCACGCCATTTGTTCATCGTCCAGTTCGCCGACGAGAACACGATAGTCGCGTTTGGTGTAGATGGCGGTCTGGCGGCGGCGGCTACCATCGGCGACTTCAATGATGCCACTTATTTCACGTCCGAATGCCGGGTTCTGCTGGCCAGCTACTTCGAATGATGGGATCAGGTCTGCCAGCGCGCTTTCGCTCAGCAGCTGCTGATCACGCTCGTTGCCAGTCCAGACCATGGTCGCTTTCTCTACCATGGCAGCGGCCACAGTTTTCAGCGTGAAAACGACGTCCCGGCCGCAGACCGGGATTGTGATGTGATTGCCGGTCATGCCGCGCACACGTTCGCTCAGGTTAGCGACTGCCGGTGCCGCTGGCGTGCGGCTAACGTTCTCGGTTGGGACCGTGGTCGCAGCACCGAGGTTGATGTTTGGGGCGTTTTTCATTACAGGTGCGCGCTTCATTATTTGATCTCCCAGCGAGGTTTAATCAGACGCTCGTAAATTTCTTTGCAGACAGGTTCCCAGATGGCCACTGCGTTGCGCCACGCGGTAGGGGTGCTTCGCTGGTTAGCTGCCTGCTCAAACACAGTGCGCATGCGCACCTGCCCCTTGCCGACCTCGTCGGTCACCTTCACAACTTCTTTCAATACCATGCCGCCCCAGGCGTTTCTGATCTGCTCATCCATCCATGACGACTGGTTGCCATAGGCGCTGCTGTATTTTGTGACGAGGACGCGTACGTCTGGTTCAAAGCCGCCCATATCGATATTGGCGATCAGGTCGCGCAGCATGGTGAAGAATTGCAGGCTGGACACGTAGTCGTACAGCTCTGCCGGGGTAGGCACGACGATGACGTCTGCGGCGCAGACAACGTTGATCGTGCCGATACCGAGGTTCGGGGCGCTGTCGATGACGATCAGGTCGTAGCGATCCCAGACGGATTCAATCGCCGCCCGCAGCAGCAGGTGTGATGGCACTGGCAACGCGCCGGCTTTCTCCAGTTGTTCGACTTCAGACTCAATACGGTGGATAGCCAAGCAGGAAGGGATGATGTCGAGGTTCGGCCAGCAGGTTGGCTTGATCGCGTACAGGGCGTCGTCGCGTTGGCCGAGGTAGTAAGGGAGCAGCGTGTCGTTTTCGTGGATATGCAGGTCCGGCACGTAACCGTGATACAGGCTGGCGGTTGCCTGCGGGTCAGTGGCGTCGATCAGCAGAACACGAAGCCCCTGCAGCGCCGCCCACTGGGCCATGTGCACGCTGGTCGAGGTTTTGTATGCGCCACCCTTGTGCGCGGCAATGGCCAAAACAACCGGGTCGGCTCCATCCGGGCGCGCCGGACGGGTGCCGAAGTGATCGCGCATGGCGTTGATCTGCTCGATGGTATAGCCAGCACGCTGCTCTACGCGGCCTCTAACAATCATGTCGGCAGGTGGTAGCCGGCCAGCCTCTTCAGCATTGCTGATAGACTGTCGTGTTACGCCAATCAGGTCAGCAGCTTCAGTAATCCCCCAACGTCGAGTGATGGCTCTGGCCTCCGGGCTATCATCCCCGAACTGTGCCTCTGCGATCAGTTGGGTCATGGCATGACCACGCGTAATCAGCTCATCTAAACGTCCACGTAAATTCATTGTTGTTTTCTCCTGTCACTTTGCGTAAAAATAGTAAAACACCGGAAAAGACGTAAAGCAACGCAAAAATCGCAAAGTTACGAAAATATCGAATAGTTAAATTTGTTGACGTGCTGACTTGTTGTCGCTATGGTTATGTCGTCGCAGCAAAATCTGCGACCGGGTCTCTCAACCCCGAATAACCAGACGACGCACAACACGCGCCAGCGTGTTTTTTTGTGTGTAATGCCTGCGCGCACCCAAATTATGGTGGCTCAGGTGGGGCCGACTTCGGTCGGGCCGGTTTCGTTTGGTACCGGTGTTGAGAACCCCACCTGGGCTACCACCCTTCGAGATTCTCAACTCTGGTGGTAGCAACATCTACCAAACGGAGTTTGTGCCATGTACCAGTTCAAATTCGCGGCTATTTGCCGTACCGATCGTAAAAATCACCTGCACCAATTGTCCACTATTGCGGACACGGAAGCCGACGCTCGCCGCCAGCTGGCCAGCAAGTTCGTACTGTTTTTCTGCGCGCGCTTGCCGGTTGCCGGAGGTGCCGTATGAATCAGGTGCGGATGAATGAGTTCGGGTTGTCGGAGTCGCTGGAATCCGTACTGGCGCAGATCACCGCATTGGCGAATGTAGCCCACCACACAGTGACCAGCACCAGCGGAAATATCTATCTGCAAGATGCTGCACAGTTGCTGCTGACGATAAAAAATCTGGCCAGCGATGCCGAGCAGTACCGGGCGGAGTGGGAGCAGCTAATTCCTCGTTGGAGTGAAGCAAGGGGGCGGAAATGATGGCAGAACTGACCGTATTTTCATTTCACGAGTCTCATCAAATTCGTGTGAATATGATTGATGGAGAGCCATGGTTCGTTGCAAAAGATGTTTGCGCAGCACTAAAAATTGTCAACGTGTCTGACGCGCTAAATAAGCTGGACGATGATGAAAAATTGCTCCTCGGTTTAAGCGAGGCACAAAAAATAGACAAGATGGCGCGGGGCATTAACATCATCTCCGAATCTGGCTTGTACACAGTTATTCTTCGCTGTCGCGATGCGGTAACGCCCGGCACGATTCCCTACAAATTTCGCAAGTGGGTCACTGCTGAAGTCTTGCCATCTATCAGAAAAACGGGAATCTACCAGATCAGCCCACCAGCACCAAAGCAGGCCGGTGAGCCGCTGGCGAGTCGAGATCACAATGAGATTGTCTGGCTGATAAATGACGTTTCGCGTTCATTCCATTTTAACCGCAGATGGGTGGCGGCTATTTGGTCTGCCCTGCGAAGAGCGACCTGCAATCCGTCTCCAAACCCTATGCTGACAACGGATCTGCCTGTGATAGTCAACGAACTACGCCGCATTCTACAGGTGGTTGAATGCGCCGGGCATCACATGCGCAGCTATGAGCTGGGCCTATTGAAATCCGTAAGAGATGGGTCTATCCCCCTAAATTTAACAACCCGCCCTATTGATGAAGACGTCATTGCGGAACCCTTGCCGGGGCGTTTGGAGATGGCCTTACAGAGATTAGCCAAACTTGAGTCAGATAAGGCGTTGTTAGGGTAGGACTGAAAAAAATAGAGACCACGGTCGCAGCAGTGCGTGGCTGCTGCTTATAGATGCGGGACAGGCCGCGACCTATCTACTTTTAAAGGTGATTGAATGTCGGAAAAATGCCGAGATTTTAACTCTATGGATTTGAAGCGTGATGCCGCAAATGATGGCCATGAAGTCGAATTGATCACCCTATCAGAGGATGCCTGGGACAAGCTGCAAGAGCTGATTGATGCCCCGGCTACAGAGCAAGACGATGATCTGGCGCGACTTATGCTTGGGCCATCTGTGCGCAATAGATGACCGTTCGGAGGTATTGATGTTCAAGTTAAGTGAAGAGCAGAAGCAGAAAAAAAATGATCCATGCCTTGCTGTCGAATGGCTATAAATTCGCCGTCATGGCCGGCGAGTTGATGGACGGGAAGTACAGATATAAGTACGAGGCCGAGCGCAACAAGAGGCGCGGTAGTCGGATTGTAGATCTACGGGAGTTGTTGTAAGTATCTGATGTGGCAATTAGAATGCAGGCGGGTGCTTGAGAATATCTGTCCAAGCATTCGCAGACGGCAGATAGACAAAAGCCCCGAGTGATTTTTCAATCAACCCGAGGCTCCCGTATGCATCAACAACATAAGGATAGCCTCTTAGCCGCCGAAAGGCAATGGAGGAGGCCATGTGCCGCAAAAGCTATTTTTATTTGGCTTAATCGTTACCTGCATAACGATTCTGACATTCACCTGGATGGTACGCGATTCGCTCTGCGAACTGCATATCAAGCAGGGCAGCATGGAGGTTGCGGCGATTTTGGCCTACGAAGTTAAACGTTAAGAGCGACCGCAGGCGGGGCTTGCCCCGCCTTTCGGTTGCTGATGTATGCGGTTCTCATGCACCCACGAACTAATGAAGCCGCTCCTCGGAGCGGCTTCTTTCTTTGGTTTCTTACCAAGTCAAAGGTCGAACAAATAAAAAAAATAAATATCCAATTGATTTAATTATAAAAAAAATACCACGACAAAGCGAAGAGAGAAAAAGGTATCGGTGAGGATTGCTCTCAATGAACACGACAGGCTAACAAGATTTTTATAATCGGTATAAAACGATACATATTAAAATATAAAATAAACAACCATTTTTAAACCATTGCCACACGAACCAATCATAAATAATCGATACATAATCCCACATATAAATAAAACCTTACATCGATACATATCCACATACACATATAATGATACACATACACATATCAAATAGATACTCAATAACCAATTATACGCGCGTATAATTGGTTATTGAGTATCTATTTGATATGTGTATGTGTATCATTATATGTGTATGTGGATATGTATCGATGTAAGGTTTTATTTATATGTGGGATTATGTATCGATTATTTATGATTGGTTCGTGTGGCAATGGTTTAAAAATGGTTGTTTATTTTATATTTTAATATGTATCGTTTTATACCGATTATAAAAATCTTGTTAGCCTGTCGTGTTCATTGAGAGCAATCCTCACCGATACCTTTTTCTCTCTTCGCTTTGTCGTGGTATTTTTTTTATAATTAAATCAATTGGATATTTATTTTTTTTATTTGTTCGACCTTTGACTTGGTAAGAAACCAAAGAAAGAAGCCGCTCCGAGGAGCGGCTTCATTAGTTCGTGGGTGCATGAGAACCGCATACATCAGCAACCGAAAGGCGGGGCAAGCCCCGCCTGCGGTCGCTCTTAACGTTTAACTTCGTAGGCCAAAATCGCCGCAACCTCCATGCTGCCCTGCTTGATATGCAGTTCGCAGAGCGAATCGCGTACCATCCAGGTGAATGTCAGAATCGTTATGCAGGTAACGATTAAGCCAAATAAAAATAGCTTTTGCGGCACATGGCCTCCTCCATTGCCTTTCGGCGGCTAAGAGGCTATCCTTATGTTGTTGATGCATACGGGAGCCTCGGGTTGATTGAAAAATCACTCGGGGCTTTTGTCTATCTGCCGTCTGCGAATGCTTGGACAGATATTCTCAAGCACCCGCCTGCATTCTAATTGCCACATCAGATACTTACAACAACTCCCGTAGATCTACAATCCGACTACCGCGCCTCTTGTTGCGCTCGGCCTCGTACTTATATCTGTACTTCCCGTCCATCAACTCGCCGGCCATGACGGCGAATTTATAGCCATTCGACAGCAAGGCATGGATCATTTTTTTTCTGCTTCTGCTCTTCACTTAACTTGAACATCAATACCTCCGAACGGTCATCTATTGCGCACAGATGGCCCAAGCATAAGTCGCGCCAGATCATCGTCTTGCTCTGTAGCCGGGGCATCAATCAGCTCTTGCAGCTTGTCCCAGGCATCCTCTGATAGGGTGATCAATTCGACTTCATGGCCATCATTTGCGGCATCACGCTTCAAATCCATAGAGTTAAAATCTCGGCATTTTTCCGACATTCAATCACCTTTAAAAGTAGATAGGTCGCGGCCTGTCCCGCATCTATAAGCAGCAGCCACGCACTGCTGCGACCGTGGTCTCTATTTTTTTCAGTCCTACCCTAACAACGCCTTATCTGACTCAAGTTTGGCTAATCTCTGTAAGGCCATCTCCAAACGCCCCGGCAAGGGTTCCGCAATGACGTCTTCATCAATAGGGCGGGTTGTTAAATTTAGGGGGATAGACCCATCTCTTACGGATTTCAATAGGCCCAGCTCATAGCTGCGCATGTGATGCCCGGCGCATTCAACCACCTGTAGAATGCGGCGTAGTTCGTTGACTATCACAGGCAGATCCGTTGTCAGCATAGGGTTTGGAGACGGATTGCAGGTCGCTCTTCGCAGGGCAGACCAAATAGCCGCCACCCATCTGCGGTTAAAATGGAATGAACGCGAAACGTCATTTATCAGCCAGACAATCTCATTGTGATCTCGACTCGCCAGCGGCTCACCGGCCTGCTTTGGTGCTGGTGGGCTGATCTGGTAGATTCCCGTTTTTCTGATAGATGGCAAGACTTCAGCAGTGACCCACTTGCGAAATTTGTAGGGAATCGTGCCGGGCGTTACCGCATCGCGACAGCGAAGAATAACTGTGTACAAGCCAGATTCGGAGATGATGTTAATGCCCCGCGCCATCTTGTCTATTTTTTGTGCCTCGCTTAAACCGAGGAGCAATTTTTCATCATCGTCCAGCTTATTTAGCGCGTCAGACACGTTGACAATTTTTAGTGCTGCGCAAACATCTTTTGCAACGAACCATGGCTCTCCATCAATCATATTCACACGAATTTGATGAGACTCGTGAAATGAAAATACGGTCAGTTCTGCCATCATTTCCGCCCCCTTGCTTCACTCCAACGAGGAATTAGCTGCTCCCACTCCGCCCGGTACTGCTCGGCATCGCTGGCCAGATTTTTTATCGTCAGCAGCAACTGTGCAGCATCTTGCAGATAGATATTTCCGCTGGTGCTGGTCACTGTGTGGTGGGCTACATTCGCCAATGCGGTGATCTGCGCCAGTACGGATTCCAGCGACTCCGACAACCCGAACTCATTCATCCGCACCTGATTCATACGGCACCTCCGGCAACCGGCAAGCGCGCGCAGAAAAACAGTACGAACTTGCTGGCCAGCTGGCGGCGAGCGTCGGCTTCCGTGTCCGCAATAGTGGACAATTGGTGCAGGTGATTTTTACGATCGGTACGGCAAATAGCCGCGAATTTGAACTGGTACATGGCACAAACTCCGTTTGGTAGATGTTGCTACCACCAGAGTTGAGAATCTCGAAGGGTGGTAGCCCAGGTGGGGTTCTCAACACCGGTACCAAACGAAACCGGCCCGACCGAAGTCGGCCCCACCTGAGCCACCATAATTTGGGTGCGCGCAGGCATTACACACAAAAAAACACGCTGGCGCGTGTTGTGCGTCGTCTGGTTATTCGGGGTTGAGAGACCCGGTCGCAGATTTTGCTGCGACGACATAACCATAGCGACAACAAGTCAGCACGTCAACAAATTTAACTATTCGATATTTTCGTAACTTTGCGATTTTTGCGTTGCTTTACGTCTTTTCCGGTGTTTTACTATTTTTACGCAAAGTGACAGGAGAAAACAACAATGAATTTACGTGGACGTTTAGATGAGCTGATTACGCGTGGTCATGCCATGACCCAACTGATCGCAGAGGCACAGTTCGGGGATGATAGCCCGGAGGCCAGAGCCATCACTCGACGTTGGGGGATTACTGAAGCTGCTGACCTGATTGGCGTAACACGACAGTCTATCAGCAATGCTGAAGAGGCTGGCCGGCTACCACCTGCCGACATGATTGTTAGAGGCCGCGTAGAGCAGCGTGCTGGCTATACCATCGAGCAGATCAACGCCATGCGCGATCACTTCGGCACCCGTCCGGCGCGCCCGGATGGAGCCGACCCGGTTGTTTTGGCCATTGCCGCGCACAAGGGTGGCGCATACAAAACCTCGACCAGCGTGCACATGGCCCAGTGGGCGGCGCTGCAGGGGCTTCGTGTTCTGCTGATCGACGCCACTGACCCGCAGGCAACCGCCAGCCTGTATCACGGTTACGTGCCGGACCTGCATATCCACGAAAACGACACGCTGCTCCCTTACTACCTCGGCCAACGCGACGACGCCCTGTACGCGATCAAGCCAACCTGCTGGCCGAACCTCGACATCATCCCTTCCTGCTTGGCTATCCACCGTATTGAGTCTGAAGTCGAACAACTGGAGAAAGCCGGCGCGTTGCCAGTGCCATCACACCTGCTGCTGCGGGCGGCGATTGAATCCGTCTGGGATCGCTACGACCTGATCGTCATCGACAGCGCCCCGAACCTCGGTATCGGCACGATCAACGTTGTCTGCGCCGCAGACGTCATCGTCGTGCCTACCCCGGCAGAGCTGTACGACTACGTGTCCAGCCTGCAATTCTTCACCATGCTGCGCGACCTGATCGCCAATATCGATATGGGCGGCTTTGAACCAGACGTACGCGTCCTCGTCACAAAATACAGCAGCGCCTATGGCAACCAGTCGTCATGGATGGATGAGCAGATCAGAAACGCCTGGGGCGGCATGGTATTGAAAGAAGTTGTGAAGGTGACCGACGAGGTCGGCAAGGGGCAGGTGCGCATGCGCACTGTGTTTGAGCAGGCAGCTAACCAGCGAAGCACCCCTACCGCGTGGCGCAACGCAGTGGCCATCTGGGAACCTGTCTGCAAAGAAATTTACGAGCGTCTGATTAAACCTCGCTGGGAGATCAAATAATGAAGCGCGCACCTGTAATGAAAAACGCCCCAAACATCAACCTCGGTGCTGCGACCACGGTCCCAACCGAGAACGTTAGCCGCACGCCAGCGGCACCGGCAGTCGCTAACCTGAGCGAACGTGTGCGCGGCATGACCGGCAATCACATCACAATCCCGGTCTGCGGCCGGGACGTCGTTTTCACGCTGAAAACTGTGGCCGCTGCCATGGTAGAGAAAGCGACCATGGTCTGGACTGGCAACGAGCGTGATCAGCAGCTGCTGAGCGAAAGCGCGCTGGCAGACCTGATCCCATCATTCGAAGTAGCTGGCCAGCAGAACCCGGCATTCGGACGTGAAATAAGTGGCATCATTGAAGTCGCCGATGGTAGCCGCCGCCGCCAGACCGCCATCTACACCAAACGCGACTATCGTGTTCTCGTCGGCGAACTGGACGATGAACAAATGGCGTGGCTGTCAAAAATCGGCAATGACTACCAGCCGACCTCTGCATTCGAACGCGGTAAGCGCTACGCGCGCCGCCTGCAGAACGAGTTCGACGGCAACATCAGCAAGCTGGCCGAGGCCGAAAACATCTCGCGCAAGATCATCAGCCGTTGCGTGGCCACTGCCGAGCTGCCGCATGACCTGATCGCCCTGTTCAACAGCCCAAATGACCTGAGCGCCCGCGCTGGCGAAACGCTTGCCAAGTTCTATAAAGATAACGCTGATGCCATGGAAATGATCGTGCCGGCGCTGACGACGCGCAAACGGGCCGGGGAAAAATTCGAGGCGGAGGATCTCCTGAACTACATCTACGCCTCGGTCGCGACACGCGCATCGAAAGAGAAAAAAGTGCGGACTTTCGGCGCAGGCATCACTGCCACCTATAAACCGACAGGCGTGGCCATCACCCTGAAAGATGCACCTGAAGCGCTGCTGAAAAAGATCGAGGCGCTGCTAGAACAGCATGAAAAAGAGCAACAGGTGCTGGCCAAGAACGAGATCGAGACCTCGCTGGATACGCTGGGCAAGGTGGTCAAGATCATTCGCTCTGCGGCTATTCACGTTGACTATAAGCTGTCAGACACCCAGCTACAGACGCTTATCCCGCTGGCCAGAACAGTAATCAGCGAGGAAACCAGTGAGGCAGTGCAGATCGAGAAAATCGGGGATGAGATTGTTAGGAAATTTGTTTTAGAAATGAAATAAGGAAAGGATGCCCTGCCGGACGCCACCGGCAGGGCGGCGCTGCGACAATGACAGGAGTTGCAACGCGCCGGGAATATAGCATGTGGAGAAGGCCGGGGAAACCCGGCCTTTTTGTTATGGCTTTTCCGTTTTCTCTACCATCGAGTCTTTCCCTTGCTCACCGGGTTCACTCTCAGGCTCAGCTGGTGGTTCTTCTGCAGCCGCATCATCAGGATCAATAACCAGCTCAACCTCTGCCATTTCAAGGCGTAGATCAATCCAGCGCCCCGCCGGAATATCGATCGGTTCACCAGCCACAATAGCGGCTGTATCAATGTCAAAGCGGCGCTTGCTGACCTTCACATAGATTGTGCCGTCCTTGCCGGTGTTAGTTGAGACAAAGCACAGGCGGTTACCGTTCACGTCCTGCGGTACTTCGATGGTCCAGCCCTCCTTTGCCAACCCCAGCGAACCTTTCAGTTGATAAACGCCGGTGGAGATTCGCTCAGCACTTACCCCTGTCGCCTCACCGTTAACGGCGACATAGCCGGCCAGAGCAAAGCCGCCGTCCAGGTAGTCATCAAACATCTTTTCCGGCGCACCTGAAAGCCTGGCTATCGGCGAGGCTTTCTTGATAAATCCATTAGCGTCTACAGTCGTGGCGTAATCGTTCCACACTTTAACAAACGTCAACATCATATCGTTTGGCGGCGTGGGTGGTTCTTTAGCAACACCAACATGAGTCCAAGAACGTTGTGCTGATGCTATATCCTCGAAACTTAGAACATAAAAACTTCTGTTATTATATGCACCTAGTTTCAAATAAATTTCGTACCTGTTCTCAGCAACCTCAGTAAATGCCGCATCCATAATCGGTAGTGATATTCCAGACTGCTGATAAATTGTCATACCAGCTCGGCCACGAACATTAATTGTAGCACCACCACTACCGCCCCCGGCACCAGTTCTGAGCACAATAGTTGCTATACCATTCTGGTCTGATCTTCCGTTATAGCCTGCGCTGCCTGTTACCTCAATTCTGAGCGTATCGCCTGTCTGAATTAGACCATTCACAGTGCCCAAGTGTACCCATGTTGGAGATGCTCCAGTCCCCGGCATTCTAAATCTTTCAGTGTTTATACTGCTCTGAACTAGTTTTGGTAGGTCAGAGTTTATTTTATTTAATGTCGGCACTGTTAATTTTGTACCATCATCTTTAGAAATGGATACTTCTCCACTTCCCGTCAGCCAACTCATTAAGTCAGATCTGCTTGCTTGAAAATACGTCAACAACGCACTGAACCTCGCAGAGAACTGCGTAATGTCACCTTCGTAGGTTGTCACTACCGCATAACCCTGCGCACTAGCTGTTACCCCTTTGTAGCCGGCAGTTAGTGTTATAGCTTTGTCGCTATTTACGCTTTGAATTTCATATAACACCCCGTCCGGGCCGATAAAAATCATTCCTGGCATTACACCATATTTAGCCTGAGACCATTGAGTCCCACTGCCTACGACTACCACACTGCCCTTTGTGACATTAACCTTGCCTATTGTATACCACATGCTAACTCCTTTTTAATTAATTTTGTTTTCAGATAACATTGCTTCCAAATTATCTAGTCGATCTAATAGTTCTTTTTGTGCTGTGAGAAGCAATCCGAGTATTTCTAGCGGGTTTAAAGACTTCTTTCCATTAGACATTGTCACAACTCCATTTGGCAATATCTTCTCAATTTCCTGAGCAATAACACCGAAGTCATGCTTTGCACCAATCGTTTTCATGCCATTATGTGCTGTGTCTTTAAATTTATATGAAACCGGCCGAATTTTACTTATCACTGCAGAGGCGGCGCCGGGTTCTACCGGATTTATTTTTTCTTTGATTGTTTCGTCTGAATCAAAGAAATTTATACCTTTCGCGACCCCATCAATAATAATCTCAACATAGCCAGCCCCTAAACCTGTAAATGAACGAACGCGCCCGCCTAGAGAGTAAACACCACTGGGCGCAATCATTGTCCCGTCCGGGTTAAACGTAAACCTTGTTTTCTCTGCTTTATTTGTTTTATTTAAAAGCCTAATCCAGAATCCGCCAAGTCCGTCACCGGGGTTATTTACTATTGAGCTTACTCCAGTGCCCGGTTGTTCATTCCATAACAAATATGTCCCCTGAGATGATAAATTAACATTGTTCACCCCATTTAGTACCCCTAATCCACCTGTCAATTGACCGCCAGATTTTCCACCCACTGTATTCAATCTATCGTCATTGCCAGAAGCAACAGTGCCTGCTTTAGAACCAATATCAAGCTTTGATGAATTTCCCAGATCAGCCGTGTTAGCTTTTTTATCTAAATCAGCTCTGATGCCCTTCATTGACGGTACCGTCACTGTCGTGTTATCCGGCGCGGTGATTGTCACGTCACCAGTCTCGGTGACAATCTTTTGCCATGAGAGCACGTTACGCCTGTAGTAGTCCATCGTCTCTATCAGCTGGTTAGAGAACGATGCTGTGCTGGCTGTCTCCGATGTGATTATCCCGTAGCTTACATTGCTGTATGCCTTCGCAAGCGCCCTGGAAACTTCCACTTGCGTGTTGCTCACAACTTTTGTGATTTGATACGCATCTACCGTGCCAGCACCGTAGATCATCAATACTGAGCCGACAGATACCCCGTAGAGATTATTCGCCCATTGCGTGCCAGAGCCATTTATTACACGCGCGCCAGCCGCACCAGTGATAGTGCCTATTTCATACATCGACATGGTTTTTACCTAGAAATTGAAGTAGTCAGCAGCATCGAGGAACAGAAACGGTTTTTGAGTCACATAATCAATCCGACTACCGTGAGAGGCTTCCTGATATTTTGATTCAGTCACACCCACCTGAACGTATGAACCATACGATTTTAATCCGTACTTATACTGCGTTTGGTTATTAAACCCCTGCCCAATCATTGCAGCCAAATACATTGGCCTCCTGACTCCGGGGATTTCAAAAGGTGAGTCAACGCCTTTATCATTTATCGTTATAGGCTTTGGATTTACTAACACTCCCTCTGAATTAGAGAACGTTATCTTCCCTGATAAGTTTCTAATCCTAAACCCATAACGCTGAGCGGCCGTTGTTGCATTTAAATCTTTGTTACCAAAAACAACAACCTTACATCGCAGTGAGGTTCTGTTCCCCCATTTATCTATGGCACGATATACATAGTCGGCAATCTGATCCGTAAATGGGTACTTATCCCTGTCATCAAATGAATTCCACAATCGTATCGTTGCGTCAGGGCTTTCTGAGTAAAAGAAGCACAGACAGTTATTCATGGTGAATGACGGGTTCAAAACTGATGGGCGCCAGTCCCCTTCAATTACCGTCTCTCCTTTATAAATAACATATGATGCGTGTGTCATATCTGATATTGACGTAAATATAGAGTTCCCTAAAACTCTTATCCCGTATTTGCCTGTGCTTGAACTCGGCCATGCGACTATAACTATATATTCTTTCATAATTGTGTCGCTTAGTGATATGTACCCATCATTAACCGACCAATTACTCTCCCAAACACCTCCGGTTGGAGTCCATTGACTATTTTCTATCTTATAGCCAATTCCGGCCATGTTCTCGCCGACTATGATATAGTTGTACCCATCAGGTATTTTATTTGGGCATCGCCAGTAATATCGCCCGCCTAACTTCTCAAACCCCGGAGAGTCCCTGTCAACGTTACCACTCCAAACGATGAACGCTGGCGATGTGTTCTCGTTGAATAAAAAGCTGGTCCCATCCGGGTTTTTTATCCTCAATCCCCGATTTGACATACATTAATACCATTAAAAATTATTCTCGGCTTATCTGAGGTGCACCAACTGGCGCACCCCGTTAAACTAATCAAAAAAGCCAAGCTCAATAATTGCAACGCCATTCGGCGCGATAAGTTTATACCCGTCTCCACCTAGCGAACTCCTATACCCTTCACGGGATGAATACATTTCGAAGCCGCCGGACTTTGTTATCCGCCAACCCTGCATGCCTTGAACAAAGTTATTTGACTGAATGACCTCACCAATTTTAGCGTTTGTGATAGTACCGTCGCCGATGAACGCCGACGCTACAATCATTTGGCTATTCTGGATAACAAACGGCGTTGTTATTTTTCCGTCGATGACGTTTACCAGCGCAAACCGATCACAATCGAACAACACCTGAGATATAACGCCCTGTGGTGTTGATTCTGCGCCGAGGTACATCCCGGCACCGTAATAGGTCCCGTTCCAGTTCACCCCCATTTTGATGGCGTATTTGACGCTTACGCCGCCATTAACATCAACAACGGTCTGGGCGGTCTTCTGCAGCTGCGCCGTGTTTTCGCCAACCTGAGACGTAAGCGTCGTCTGCTCCTTGGCCAGCGCGCCTTGCTGATCAGCCAGCACTTCCTGCGTGCGAGTGATACTGGCCGTAACCTTCAGGCCCTCACGTTCTGCAGCATCTTGCTTCAGTGCGTTCTGTATCGCGGATTCGCCATTCAACTGCGTGCTCGCGCTGATTGACGATGTTTGCTGGCTCATTGCCGACTCAGCATCCGCCACCGTCTTTTTCAGCTCGGTGATGCTCGCTTCAGCTTGTTCGGTTTTTGCCGAAACAGTATCAATGCGCTGACCCAGGGCGCTATCCGCATCTGTTCGCGTCTTCGACTCGCTCGCGATCGCCGCCGCATTCTCGCCCGTCTTGGTTTCCAGACCGCTGATCTGCTTCGCCTGTGCCGAATCCGTATCGGCCAGCGCCTGCAGCTGCTGCGTCACTTTCGCCTGATTGTCGCCCACTGACGCATTCAGCGTATCCAGCCGCGTGGCCAGCGCCTCATCCGCCGTTGCCCGTGTGCTGATCTCCTGTTGTAATTGCGCCGCGTTCTCGCCGAACTGTGCATCCAGCTGTATCAGCTGCTTCGCCTGCGCTTGCTGCTGGTCGGCCAGCACCGTCTGCGATGTCGTCAACTTCGCATTAACCGCTACCTGCTCCTGCTGGTCGCCGGCCTGCTTCAGCGCCGTTTCGATATTCGCCTTGGCCGTCGCCTCCAGTGACTGCTGCAGACTGGCATTCGAACCTTCCGCGTCGCTCTGCGCCTGTCTCAGCTCGGTGATCGCCGACGCGTTATCATCCGTGCCGGCTTTCACCACGTCGATACGCTGGCTCAGCGCGCTGTCCGCATCCGTTCTCGCCTTCGACTCGCTCGCGATCGCCGCCGCATTCTC